GTCGGGTTATACGTACGCTACCCCCCGCCAGTCGCGGGGGGTAGCGTACGTATAACCCGACAGACATCGAATTTTCCGTTGAACCCCCCTACCCCCGGCCAAGAAATAATCGCCTGGCCTCTCCGAAATTTTGCAAATTGGGGCTTGCCAACTGTTAAGGCGCTTGGTATCGAGCAGCTTACCAAACAAGAGGAGATGAAAAATGGCAGTTTACGGTTACACCCGCGTCTCGACCGAGGACCAGGTGGAGAACACCAGCCTTGAGGATCAGGCCCGCCAGATACAGGGCATCGCCCTCACACATAATCTGGAACTAGACCACATCTACACCGAAAAGGGTGTATCCGGCGCAGTGCCACTGCTGCGCCGCGACGAAGGCTGTAAGCTAGCTTTCTTACGAGCAGGCGATACCGTCATCGTGTCTAAGCTGGACAGGATGTTCCGTGACGCACGGGACGCCCTGAATGTAATTGGCGATTGGGAGGAGGCCGGGATCAACCTCATCATCAATGGCTATGGCAATGTCATGGATACTAGCAACCCGAATGGCCGGTTCATGCTTGAGATCATGGCTGTGTTTTCTGGAGAGGAGCGCCGTCGTATCCGTGAGCGGATGCTTGCCGGGCGCAGGGCCAAGAAAGAGGCTGGCGGTTTCTTGGGTGGCACCAAACCGTTCGGGTACAAGAAGCAGGGGACGGGGCGTAAAGCGCGGGTTGAGGAAGACCCGGAAGAGCAGGACGCTATCACCACGATCAAGGTGGCGCGCCTGAAGGGCTATAGCTTGAGAGACATCAGCACCATTGTAGAAAAGCGGCACGGTATTAAGGTGAGCCATGTCACCGTCCGCCGTATCATCCAGGAGAACTCAATATGACCGAGGCCAAGACGCGCAAGCCGCGCACGACTAACCCAAGCCGTGCAGCAAAGGCTGCGAAAGAGGCATCTGAGGTTCTGTCGCAAAACTCGAAAGAGGAGCCGAACTTCTTCCTGACGTTCTTGAAGAAGTACAAGGACGACCCTGTTGGGTTTGTGCGAGACATTCTCAGGACGAAGCCAGACCCGTGGCAAGAGAAGTTTCTCGTGGCGATCCAAGAGAACCATCGCCGTATATCGGTCAGATCAGGCCACGGTGTAGGCAAATCGACAGCCGCGTCGTGGGCTATGCTCCATTACTTTTTGACCCGGTATCCGGTGAAAGTGGTTGTCACTGCGCCGACATCGGCTCAGTTGTTCGACGCGATGTTCGCGGAACTGAAGCGATGGGTTAATGAACTGCCTGATATTCTCAAGACGCTGGTCGAAGTGAAAAGCGACCGCGTTGAGTTGAAAGCCGCGCCCAGTGAAGCATTTATCTCGGCCAGAACCAGCCGGGCTGAAACGCCAGAAGCCTTGCAAGGCATTCATGCGGATAATGTCCTACTGGTAGCGGATGAGGCGTCCGGTGTGCCGGAGAGCGTATTCGAGGCCGCGTCGGGGTCTATGTCCGGCCATACTGCGACGACGTTGCTTCTAGGCAACCCGACCCGAAATACCGGCCTGTTCTATGATACGCACAACCGATTGAAGGGTGAATGGAAGACGTTCCATGTCAGTTGCGTAGACAGCCCGCGTGTTTCTGAGGCGTTCATCAACGAGATGAAGCTGCGGTATGGCGAAGACAGCCCGGCGTATCATGTGCGTGTTCTTGGTAACTTCCCGCCACGAGAAGAAGACACGGTGATCCCGGTCGAACTGATCGAGAGCGCCATGCACCGCGAGATAAAGATCAGCGACACGGCGATAGGTGTGTGGGGCCTCGACGTTGCGCGTATGGGTAGCGACAGTAGCGCGCTCGCCAAGCGCCGAGGTCCGGTTGTCGAAGAGATACAGACTTGGAAGGGTCTGGACTTGATGCAGCTTACCGGAGCCGTGGTAGCCGAGTATGAGAGCCTACCGCCGTCAAAGCAGCCTGCGGAGATACTAGTAGACAGCATCGGGCTTGGTGCCGGTGTTCTGGACCGTCTGCGTGAACTTGGGCTTCCTGCGCGAGGCATCAACGTCGCCGAGTCACCGGCAATGAAAGGCACATACGCCAATTTGCGGGCCGAGCTTTGGTTTAAGGCAAAAGCCTGGCTGGGCAATCGTGATGTAAAGATACCGAATGATGAGCAGTTGTTCGCGGAACTGGCAGCGCCAAGATATACGTTCACCTCGTCAGGCAAGATGCAAGTCGAGAGTAAAGAGAATATGAAGAAGCGTGGTCTAGGCTCGCCGGACAAAGCGGACGCCCTGTGTCTGTGTTTGGCCACGGATGTATCGACGGCGATGCACGGGTATTCAATGGCCGGTGGGATGCGAGGAAGTCTAAAGAGAAACATCAGAGGGGTTGTGTAGAGTATCGAGTCAGGGTATATACACGACTAGCTCCTCGGTTTTTTCCTCTTGACCGGGTTGATGCTCAGTAGGGTGCTCTTCTCCCGCTCTACTTGTCACTTAACGGGGGCCGGATCGCGCATTATCCGGTCCCCGTTTCTTTTTTACCACAAATGTAGTAACTATCCGGGCCAAGCAGGAGAGCTATATGCCTAAGACACCCGCTTGGACTCGCAAAGAAGGTAAGAACCCTAAAGGTGGTTTGAACGCCAAGGGACGCGCCAGCTACAATAAATCGACCGGAGGCAACCTGAAGGCTCCAGTCAAGAGCGGCGACAATCCGCGCCGTGCGTCTTTCCTGGCTAGGATGGGCAACATGCCCGGACCAGAGCGCGACGCCAAGGGTAAGCCGACCCGTCTTCTTAAATCGTTGCAGGCGTGGGGTGCGTCGTCTAAGGCCGACGCCAAGCGCAAGGCCGCAGCGATCTCCAAGCGAAACAAAGCCAAGAAGGCATAACCTTGGCTAAGGAGCCTAAGCCGCATTGCAAAGACTGCGGTGTCTCCAGCAAAGACGAGAAGTTCTGTTCTCGCGGATTGCGGTGTCTGCCGTGCGCCCGAAAACACCGAGGATCTATGCCGAGCCGATCCCGCAATTACCGGCGCGATTATAACTTTCTTGTAAACTACGGCATAACCCTGATTGATGTAGAGCAGATGCGTAAGAGCCAAAGCGGGCGGTGCGCTATTTGCGATGTGGCTTTGCCTAAGATTTTAGAGTATAAGACCGTCAAGCATGGTTTGACGGTGGATCACTGCCATAAAAGTGGTAGGGTTCGCGGCCTGTTGTGCCGGTCTTGTAATCTTCTATTAGGCCATGCCAAGGATTGTACTGATATTTTGGGTAACGCGATAAGTTATCTTCTGCGCCACACGAGGTTGATTGATGAAGAAGACCAAGATGCAGAAAAAGGTCGGCAAAGTGATGGGTGAGTTTGCCAAGGGGAAGCTGCACAGTGGCTCCAAGAAAGGGCCGAAAGTAACCAGCCGCAAGCAGGCCATTGCTATCGCTATGTCGGAAGGCCGCAAGGCTTCGCGTAAACGGGGTTAATATAGATGGCATACCGCAAGAACTCGAAGCCGAGCAATGAAGAAGTCGAAACCGCTATGGGTGATGTATCCGTAGAGATGGAAGATGGCATGGAAATAGAGGTCGAGATGGACCAAGAAGAGGCCATCTCAGAAGAAGAACTTCAAGGCATCGTTGCTGGCGAGATCGAAGACGCGGTAGATTATGTAGACAACATCATCAGCCCGGAACGCGCCAGAGCCGGTGAATACTATAAAGGCGAACCCTTCGGCAACGAAGAAGAAGGGCGCAGCCAAGTCGTATCAATGGACGTTCGCGATACGGTCCAGGCGATCCTCCCCTCGATCATGCGAGTTTTCTTCTCCGCTAACAAAGTCGTCGAGTACGCACCAAACGGGCCGGAAGATGTTGCGAACGCCGAACAGGCTACCGATTACGTCAATTATTGTCTGACCCGCGACAACAACTTCTTCAACGTCTGCTACTCGACGTTCAAGGACGCGCTGATCCGCAAGAACGGCATCGCTAAGATTTGGTGGAATGACGATAAAGAGATCGACACTTTTCACTACGAGGGCCTGAGCGAAGAGGCTTACTCTGTTCTCGCAGCCGACCCACTTAACGAGATTGTGGAAGTCGAACTCAGTTACGAAGAGAGCGAAACGATGCTCCCTACTGGCGAGATGGCCACGATGATGGGCGCGCCGACGTATGAGTGTACGGTCGTCCGCACCACCGATAAGGGCCGGATTGCCGTTGAGTCGCTGCCACCCGAAGAGTTCCTTATCGACCGCCGGGCCAAGTCTATCGCCGACGCCGAGTTTGTTGGGCATAGGCGTTACGTCACCGTCTCCGATCTAATCCAGATGGGTTATGATATGGAAGAGGTGGAGTCGCTTGGCTACGAAACAGAAGACAGTCTATTCAACGGGAATGAGGAAGCCTTCGACCGGAATCCGAACGCAGCGATACTTGGCTCGGGCCGAACGGACCTTGCAAGCCGTAAAATCCTTTATGTCGAAGCCTACGTCTATGTAGATATGGACGGCGACGGGATCGCTGAACTGCGCCGTATCTGCGTTGGCGGCACCGCTTACAAAATCCTCAATAACGAACCGTGCGACTTTATCCCGTTCGTTGACTTCTGCCCTGATCCAGAGCCGCACACTTTCTTCGGCATGTCGATTGCCGACGTTGTGATGGATATTCAGCTTATCAAGTCAAATATCCTGCGTAACATGCTCGACAGCCTGGCCCAGTCGATCCACCCCCGCACGGCGGTTGTTGAGGGTCAGGTCAACATTGAAGACGTAATGAACACTGAGGTGGGCGGTATTATCCGTATGCGCGCCCCGGGTATGGTTCAGCCGTTCTCCCAGCCGTTTGTCGGCCAAGCCGCGTTCCCGATGTTGCAGTACATGGACGAACTGCGCGAGAACCGTACTGGTATCAGCAAGGCCGCTGCGGGCCTCGACGCTAACGCGCTCCAATCTACGACCCGCGCCGCAGTTGCAGCAACTGTTACCGCAGCGCAGCAACACATCGAGTTGATCTGCCGTCTGTTTGCCGAGAACGGCATGAAGGACTTGTTCGCTAAGGCGTTGCAGATATTCACTAAATATCAAGATCAGCCGCGCATGGTGCGACTGCGTAATAACTTTGTTCCAGTCGATCCCCGTGTGTGGGATGCTAACATGGATGTCGTTGTAAACGTCGCTCTGGGCACTGGCTCTCCAGAAGACAAGATGGCGTTCCTCGCTCAGGTCGCACAGAAGCAGGAAATGCTCATGCAGCAGGGCGGCGTTTACAATAACCCGATGGTTGACATGGCGCAGTATCGCAACACCCTGGCCAAGATGCTTGAACTTGCGGGGTACAAAGACCCCGACATGTTCTTCAAAGACCCATCGCTTGCGCCGCCGCCACCGCCCCCCGCGCCGCCGCCCCCGTCGCCTGAAGAGATTCTGGCGCAGGTTCAGGCCCAGTCGATCCAGGCCGACATCCAGAAGAAGGCCGCAGAACTTGAGCTTCAGCGCGAAGAGATGATGCGTAAGGACGACCGTGAGCGTGATAAACTCGATGCGGACATGATGATTAAGGCGGCTGAGATCGAGGCTAAGTACGGCGCGCAGGTAAACACTGCTAACATTCAAGCCCTCATGCAGCGGGACCGTGAGTTCTTGAAACAGCAGGGCGAGATGCAACGCGCCGCCGCCACTCCGGCTCCAGCGCCACCCCCCGCCGAGGTTCCGGTCGCGGCCCCAATTCCACAAACTCCACCTGAAGGAATTATGTAGTGGTAACTCCTCCTGAACCTTCCGATCTAGTCGAGCAGCTTCTTCGCTCACCCGGATACGCTAGTCCTTTTGGTTTCGACCCGTTGGCTAATCTGGACTTTTCGATCCTCCCCGGATATGCGGATTTGCCCCCCTCGATTACTGGCCTACTCTACGACCTAGATCAGCTAGACCGAGGCCGATACGCCCAGCCTACCGCTGACGCAAACGCCACCGAACTCTCTACGCTTAACGATGTGCAGGGACTTCAGTTCGTCACCAACGCAGGTCGGGGCGCGAGCAGTATGGCTAATCAAAGCGGCTTCGTGCCTTATGTGGAAGGAACGGGATACCGCGTCATCAACGAGCGCGGCGATGATGAAGTTGTCTTTAGCGGCACCGGGCAAGAGGGCTTGCTGGGTGCCTACAATGTTACTCAGAATTTATCGGCAACCGAAGGCACGAAAGCTAATTGGAAAGTCGAGATGCAAGACCCTCGCACCGGGTTGTGGTTCCAAGTAGCCGACGACGACCCGAAGGGGCTGGGAGTAGGCGAGATCGTCGGCACGCTTTTGCCATTGGCGGCTATCCCGCTTACCGGCGGTCTGAGTTCGTTGGGCATAGCTGGCGTAAGCGGTCTCACTGGAACCGCCGCGGCCATTGGCACCTCCGCCGCTCTTGGCGGTCTCGGTGCTGCTTTGGCGGGTAGAGACCCGTTGACGGGCGCCGTCCTTGGTGGCGCGGGAGCTGCCGGGGGCCGTCTTATCGGCGGCGCGCTTCAAGCCGGTGGTGGGTTGGGCACAAATCTCGGCGCCAACGCCGCGACCGCTATCGGCACCGGCATCGGCACGGCGGCGGGCGGGGTCGTTACTGGACAGAGTTTGCAAGACGCAATTATTAACGGCGTAGCGTCTGGCGCGTTATCCTATGTAGCAGGCGAGTTGTTCAACAATGTCACCGGCGAGCGAGTAACTGATGCCGATCTCGCGCAGCTACAAGACGATTTCGATGCCGTGTTCGGCACCAGCACCCCCGGCACCAGCACCCCCGGCACCAGCACCCCCGGCACCAGCACCCCCGGCACCAGCAGCTTCAGCCCGGATACTGGTATCACAGTCTCCGCCAACCCACGAGTGAACGCAGCCGTAAACGTGATGCTAAGGACTGGTGGCGGAAGCGTCAGCGACCCCGCGTTTAGAGATTTGACCCCCGAAGAGTTCGCGGAAGCGCAGCGCATCTACGACGAGCAAGCTTCCTCAAACGACATTGTTGTCGAAAAAGAGCCATTTAGAATAAATATTCTTAATACGGGAGTTGATGCTGGAAGTGACACATCAATATATGATTCAACCTCAAACGACATTGTTGTCGAAGGAGAGCGATCTAACATAACCAATCTTCTTAATACGCCTATTGCGGGACTTGCCGGTACTGGCGCACTTATTAACTCCATACTTAACAGCGCCCAAACTCAAAACGCGCTAAATCAAATACAGAACACCGACACTACAACTTCCCTTACCGGCAATGAGACTATCGACGACATCCTGCGGTACAGCACTTTAGCTGGCCTTGGTATTGATGTCGCCGGTTCATTGCTAGGCGGCGGCAGCGGCAGCGGCGGTACAGCTACACCTTATACGCCGGTATTGGGCGCAGTTCCGCAGTTCACTCGCGGCGCGTTGGTTCCCTACGCCGGAGACTACGAGACTTATGCTACCCGCCCAGAACATGCGTTCTTCGAAAACATGACTGGCGTTCTCCCGACCACGACTACGCCGATCACAACTACGCCGACCACGACTACGCCGACCACGACTACGCCGACCACGACTACGCCGACCACGACTACGCCGACCACGACTACGCCGACGTACACGCCGCTTATAACCGGTACGCCGACCACGACTACGCCGACCACGACTACGCCGACCACGACTACGCCGACTGTCCAAGCGCCTATTCCGGCGACACAAGACCTGACGCCTTCTCCGATCCCTACGTCGCAGATGACGAACTACTACAGTCAGTTCGGCCAAGGATTAGCGGACATCGCCCGGCAGTACGGCATAACCTCAGCGCAATTTAACGAGCTATGGCAACCAGTTGCTCAGGCTCGCGGGTATAACGCTCAAGGTAGTTTGCAGCAGTCGCAGGCCATCGCTACGGCTATGCAACAGGCCGAGCAAGGTCTTCTGAACCTAATTAACCAACAACAGGCGGCATGACCAAACAAGAAAAGATAGCGAAAGGCGAACACGCCAAGCGTCTCCTTGAAGATGAACTACTCAAGGACGCTTTCGCAACAGTTGAGCGCGACATCTTTGAAGAATGGCGCGCATCTGATCTCCATGACTACGACCAGAGGAGTGACCTATTTCTTACGCTTAAATGTCTTGAGCGTTTGAACGCCCGGTTGCGGGCAATCCTCGATGACGGCGTTATTGCATCGAGGACTTAACTACAGACCTGAAAGGTGATATATGGCTACTGAGGACGGCAACCCCGATACCGGGATCGGACTTCACGAAGCAACTCTAGCCATCGGTAAATTGCTTGGCCCAGAAACGGACAACCAAGAGGACACCGAGGCGCTAAGTCAGGAAGAAGGCGAACAGCCGGAAACTGGCGAGGAGTATGAAGCTGAGACTGTTGAGGAAGACGAGACTGAAGAGGTCGAGTACGACGAGACAGAGGAGGCAGAAGACTCCGATCTGGAAGATGAGGTAGTTGAAGAAGAAGCTCCTACACAGGAACTTGCAGATGATCTTACCGTCAAGGTTAAAGTTGACGGGCAAGAGATGGAAGTCAGCCTTGCAGAGCTTCGGAACGGTTACTCTCGGACGGCAGATTATACGCGGAAAGCGACCGACTTGGCGAACCAACGCAAAGCGTTCAACGCCGAGATGGAAGCGATCCGTCAGGAACGCGCTCAATACGAGCAGCTACTGCCAGCGTTGCAACAGCAACTACAGCAGGCTGCTATAGCGGAGCCTGATTGGGACAATCTTTATGATGAAGACCCCATTGAGGCAGCGCGATTGGAACGGCACTGGCGCAAGTCGCGTGAAGAGCAAACGCAGAAGTTGGCTGCTATAGAGGCCGAACAGAAGCGACTCTACGAGGCACAAGCCAGAGAACGACAGCAGGCTTTAGCGCAGTTTGTCGAGGCTGAACGTGGTAAACTTCCGAATGTCATCCCTGAGTGGAGTGACCAGGATACGATGCTACGGGAAGCCAAGGAATTGCGTGAATGGGCCGCGACGCAGGGTCTGACTGCACAGGACATTGATGGTCTGACGCAGGCGGCTCACATCGCAGTTATTCGTAAAGCCATGTTGTACGACAAGGGTGCTAAGAAAGTGGAGACGGCCAAGCAAGCTCCGCCCAAGACTAAGGGCAAGAAGGTTGTGAAGCCGGGGTCACGAGGTACTCAAGTCAAGCCAGGTTCCGTCGATGTAAAGAGAGCGTCCCAGCGCCTTGCGCGAACTGGTCGTGTCAGTGACGCGGCTGCACTTTTGGACAAGCTACTCTAACTTATGAGGTACTAATATGGCTATTGTGACTAACACCTTCACCCGCTACTCGGCGGTAGGTATCCGTGAAGACCTGTCGAATGTCATCTATGACATCTCGCCGGAAGAAACTCCTTTCATCTCCAACATTGGCCGTGAAAACGTCAAGAACACCTACTATGAATGGCAGACGGACAGCCTTGCTGCTGCTTCCAGTTCGAACGCCGCTCTGGAAGGTGACGACATTTCGTCGTTTGACGCCGTTACGCCGACGACCCGTCTGGGCAACTACACGCAGATCAGCCGTAAGACGGTTGTTATCTCCGGTACGCTCGACGCCGTTGATAAGGCTGGCCGTAAGTCGGAACTGACCTATCAGCTTGCGAAGATGGGTAAGGAACTCAAGCGCGACATGGAGTCCGCTCTCCTTGCCAACCAGTCGCCGGTTGCTGGTAACACGTCGACTGCTCGCCGCACTGCCGGTCTGCCCGCGTTCATCAAGACGAACACGAGCTTCGGCACGGGTGGTGCAGACACCGCCGGTATCGCTGCTCGTACCGATGGTACGCAGCGCGCCTTCACTGAAACCCTGCTCAAGGGCGTTCTTGCGGAGGTCTGGGAAAGCGGTGGCGACGCCAAGATGCTCATGGTCGGCAGCTTCAATAAGCAGGCGGCTTCGGGCTTCAGCGGTATCGCAACTCAGTACCGTGATGTCCCGGCTGGTCAGCAGGCACAGATCGTTGGCGCAGCCGACGTTTATGTCTCTGACTTCGGCACCATTAGCATCGTTCCGAACCGCTTCCAGCGCGCTCGTGACGGTCTTATCATCGACCCAGAATACGCTTCGATGGCCGTTCTCCGTCCGATCCAGCAGGAAGAGCTGGCCAAGACGGGTGACGCTGAGAAGCGCCTGATGCTCGTTGAGTATGGTCTGAAGGTAGGTAACGAAGCCGCGCACGGCATCGTCGCTGACCTTACGACTTCTTAATATGGAGACGGGGCCGGGTTAAAAGCTCGGCCCCTAACCTTTTATGACCAAGAGACTTCTTAGCCGCGATAACCATTTCGGTATCGACACGTTCTACACCTATGACGAGGAAACTGATGAGGCGATCATCAGCAAGGAACAGAACGTCAATCATATCATCGAGGCCAACAAGGCCGACTTTAATGACGCCCCGAAACGCTGGGGCGACTTCACGCACGTTGGCAGGATTCCTCTGAACGTGTATTATGACCTGAAGAAAAAAGGCATCCTTGACGATCAAGAGGCTCTGGCAAAGTGGCTGAATGATCCGAACAACATGGCTTGGCGAGTTAGACCGGGAACTGTTTGATGGCGATCACTACATACTCCGAGCTTCAGTCCACCATTGCTGATTGGCTAAATCGGGATGACCTTACATCGGTCATCCCTAGCTTTATCACCTTGGCCGAGACACAGTTCAACCGTCAGTTCCGTTCGCCGGATATGGTGACGCGGGCTACGGTTACGATTGACGAGGAGTATGAGGACCGCCCAAGCGATTGGCTTGAGACGATCCGCTACCAGGTAACGACCAATCCGATCACGGTCATGGAGTTCGTTACGCCTGAAGAGGCTATCATCCAGAAGACGAAGTTCTCGACCACGGGAACGCCTTTGTTCTTCTCGACTGTAGGGACGCAGTTCCAGCACATCCCTGCGCCAAGCACTACTTTCACCGGGGAGCTTGTCTATTATGGAAAAATTCCTGCGCTTGCTAACGACAATACGACAAATTGGTTGCTCACTTCTAACCCGGATTTGTACCTTTATGGGTCGCTTGTTCAAGCTTCTCCGTACTTGAAGGAAGACGAACGCATCTCTGTATGGGTGTCCATCTACGATAGGCTTGCAGAAGATTTTCGTGTATCTAACGAAAGGGCAAGGACTGGCTCCAGCCGACTAGCTACTAGGACGAGGACGTTCGGATAATGGCAGATACTACGACAACAAACCTCAGTCTTACCAAGCCAGAAGTAGGCGCATCCGCCGATACCTGGGGTACTAAGCTCAACACCGATCTGGACAGCATTGACGCAGTATTTGCTGCGGCGGGTTCTGGTACATCAGTTGGCATCAACATCGGCTCAGGTAAGACTGCCGCTATTGCTGGTACGCTAAACGTCACGGGTACGCTGACGGGCGGTATCGTTGCGCCGTTGGCTTCGCCGACCTTTACTGGAACCGTTGTTCTGCCTTCGACGACTAGCATCGGCAATGTCAGCGCGACTGAGATCGGGTATCTCGATAACGTCACTTCGTCGATCCAGACGCAGCTAGACGCCAAGCTGGCGATCTCGACGGCGGCTTCGACCTACGCGCCTCTTGCTTCGCCGACCTTTACTGGAACCGTTGTTCTGCCCTCGACGACTAGCGTCGGCACGGTGACAGCGGCTGAGATCGGGTACTTGAGCGGTGTCACTTCTGCGATCCAGACCCAGTTTAGCGCGAAAGCCCCGCTGGCTTCGCCGACCTTTACCGGAACGCCACTGGCTCCGACGGCAACCTCCGGCACGAATAATACGCAGATCGCTACGACTGCTTTCGTGCAGCAGGTTGCGCTGAATAACCAGCTTCCTTCTCAGACTGGCAACGCCGGGAAGTACATCACGACCGACGGCACCAACGCAAGCTGGGCCGCTGTGCCGGATGAAATCCCCGACCAGACCAGCCACAGCGGCGAGTTCCTGACGACTGACGGATCGACCCTTAGCTGGGGCGCAGTCGCCGCCCAGGTTTATCCATCCGCAGGTATCGCCGTATCGACCGGCTCTGCGTGGGATACGTCCCTCACCGCGCCGACTGGCGCGATTGTCGGCACTACCGATACTCAGACGCTTACTAACAAGACCATCGACTGCGGGACATTCTAAATGGCGAACACGATCCAGTTCAAGCGCGGCTTGGAGGCCGACAGGAGCAGTGTAACACCCGCTGCTGGCGAAATCCTTTACACGACTGACACAAAGCTGGTCTATATTGGTGACGGCTCAACGGCTGGCGGCAATCTGGTAAGCAGTTCAGGCGGCGCTACCATTGAAGCCACGGCCTCCGGTGCTTTAGCCAATGGCGATCTTGTTGCTGTAAACTCGGATGGAACCGTGAGTGAAGTTTCAACTATAACTCTTACGGCAACCAACTTTATCGGCATCTCCGATGGAGCCTATGCCGACACTGCGACCGCCACGATACAGATTACAGGCGCTGTGGACGATGCTCAGACGGGTTTGACCGCTGGTTCTCAATACTATGTGCAGACGGACGGAACGCTGTCCACGACCGCTGGCTCGCCTTCTGTGCTGGCAGGCACGGCGCTGTCATCAACTAATCTACTGGTGAGGGGCTGATGGCTAACACTATTCAACTGAAGCGTGGCGTTGAGGCGGATCGCTCTAGTGTCACCCCAGCATCCGGTGAGATGCTTTACACGACCGACACCAAGCTGGTCTACATCGGTGATGGAACGACCGCTGGCGGTAATCCTGTTGGCGTTGGTGGCGGCAATGCGGTTGAAGCCACGGCTTCCGGTTCTTTAGCCAATGGCGATATGGTTGTAGTCAACAGCGATGGGACTGTTAGCGTTGTCGCTTCGATCACTCAGGCTATCGGCTCTGAAGCTGTTTTTGAAAGTGCGACAATTTTATATAGTGCGGCCACATATGATGCAAGCAACGACAGGGTTGTTATTGCGTATATGGACAGTGGAAATTCTAACTACGGCACTTCCGTGGTCGGGACGATCTCTGGCACCTCCATTACCTTCGGAACACCTGTAGTTTTTGAAAGCGCATATAGTGACTGGATCGCAGCCACCTATGACCCCGTAAATGAGAAGGTCGTTGTTGCCTATCGGGACAACGGCAATTCCGGTTATGGCACTGCCATTGTTGGGACAGTGAGCGGCACATCAATTTCTTTCGGGAGTGCTGCTGTTTTTTATAGTGCCGACAGCACTTACAATGCTGCGGTCTACGATGCCGTTAATGGCAAGATAATTGTAGCGGGATATTGGAACGGCGATGGACGGGCCGCCGTAGGCACAGTATCCGGTTCTTCAATCACTTTTGGGGCTGCGGTTAGTTTTACTACTAATAATGTGCAGAGAGTTTCAGCGGCATACGATAGCGGCAATAGCAAAGTGGTTATTGCCTACTCTGATGCAAATGCCTCATATTCTCTAAAGGCGGTTGTTGGAACCGTATCTGGCACCTCTATAAGTTTTGGAACCCCAGTTCAGTTTGAGGCAGGCACAGGAAGTGTTAGCTACGGCACATCCACCGTCTATGACCAAGCAAGCGGGAAAGTTGTTATTGCTTATCCTGACAATAGCAATAGCTATTACGGCACGGCGGTTGTTGGAACAGTATCTGGAACATCAATTTCTTTCGGATCGGCTGTTATTTTTGAAAGTGCCGGCACAAGCTATATGGTTGCGACATATAGCGCCGCTGTTAGCAAAACTGTTATTTCTTATGCTGATGACGGGAACAGTAGTTATGGCACAATAGTGACAGGAACCGTTTCTGGAACTTCCATTTCGTTCTCTTCACCTGTAGTGTTTAATACCGCAGGCTCTTATTTTTCAAGCATTACCTATGACTCAACTAGCCAAAAAATTGTGGTTGCATACAGAGATGCTGGCAACTCAAACTACGGAACAGGTATTGTCTTTCAGCCCGCAGGCTCCAACCTCACCGCCACAAACTTCATTGGCGTGAGCGATGGAGCCTATGCCGACACTGCCACAGCCACCATCCAGACCAAGGGCGCAATCGACGATGCCCAGACTGGCCTCACTGCGGGGCAGGCATACTATGTGCAGGCTGATGGCAGCCTAAGCACAACCGCTGGAACGCCTAGCGTCTTTGCTGGAACTGCTGTATCGTCCACCAACATTATTGTGAGGGGCTGACGATGGCGACCATTCAGATTAAGCGTGGCCTTGAGGCAGACCGCAGCAGCATCACGCCTGCATCTGGCGAACTGATCTACACGACTGACGGCAAGCAGATGTTTGTCGGTGACGGCAGCACGGCTGGCGGCAATCAAG